TCGGAAATCGCCGTAGGTTATCTGGACGGCTCCTGGACGCTTGACGCCGTAGAAGACACAGTCGTCGCGATGCGTCCACGAGTCCCGCATCTGCACGGCGTAGCTCGCGAACGGCTCGAGGGCCTCCCGCGAGCAGAGACCGGCCGCCCGGCACCACAGCGCGAACACCTCCTCGCAGCGCGCCAGTGCCGCCTCGCGCGTGGGCTCCCTTCCTCGCGGGTGACCCCGCGCCTGCTCCGAGACGAGGCTGATCTCCCAGAGCCACGAGGGCTCCGCGGAGAGTTTCTCGTCCGGCAGCCTCGTGCTCGACGGGCACAGATAGCCGATTCTGGCCCTGCCCGCGTACACGGCGAGAACCTCGCCGCGCGCCTCCCTCGTCGCCAGCGTCAATGTCCGTCCCTCCTCAGGTCTATCTTCGTCACGTCCCACTTCGGTATCTTTCTCCAGGCGCCGCAGGTGTCTCCGCCTCGCCTGACGGCGTTGTGCAGGTAGCAGAGCGAGACCAGGACGTCCTCCCGTTCTGCCAGCGCGCTCACGCGCCAGCGCCAGTAGAAGCAGCGCGAGCATGATCTCAGGGCGATCGGCTCCAGGAGCATGCTCACGCCGCGATCTCCTCTATCCATCCGCGTCTCCTCGCCATTCTGATGTCTCTCTTGCTGGCGCCGCGCGCGCGGAGCTGCTCGATGGTGGTGACTCCGGCCCGAAAGGCCGCGCCGAAGCGATCATGGGCCGGGGTGTTGGGTCGACGAGGATTCGCGGTGGCCACGATGCGAAGCCTCGGCGAGCTGACGCGCGGCACGCCGTTGATCGGCCACCGGAGCCACTGACTGCGCAGATGCAGCACCGGGCGCCCGACCACTCGCTCGACGAGAGCGAGAGCCGGGCCGGTGCCCACGCGAAGCAGCGCCAGCACGAGGTCGGCCTGTCCTAGGCCGCGCTCGGACAGGGCGTAGATCATGGGACGACGCGAGAGCCGCAGCGCCCGTCGCACGAGGAAGCTGACGACGCGGTCCCGGTCGACGCTGGCGACCGCGGTGAAGTAGCGAGGAAGAATCATCGCGCGCCCTCCGCCGCCTGAGTGTCCGGGTCGAACCTGACTCCGCGAGCGCGGCGCATCTCCTGCGCCTCCTCGCCCCTGCCGTAGTTGAGAAGCCACGTGTTGCGGCCGTCGTGGTCGCGCGGCAGAAATCGTATGAGATTCTCCGCGTGGCTCTGTCGGTCGTGGCCGCTCTGCAGCTCGGACGCCGTGAGAACTATGATGCCTCTCGTCATGCCAGCATCTCCATCAGGCCGTCGTGGAGACCGCCGAACGTCTTGGACTGCAGAGCGCGCTCGATCGCGAGGCCGTCAGCATCGTCGCAACTCCAGCTGATGCAGTCGCCGTGGTAGGTCAGCAGGACACTCCCTCCCAGAACGGTCAGGAACTCCACGCCTCTCGCGCGCAGATACTGCGCCAGAGCGCAGTCCCCGTTGTTGAAGTACTCGTACTTCCCGTCGCGCGGCTGCTCGCCCGCCCATCTCGCCACGTCCGCCCAGTCTATCGTCTGCTGCTGTGCCACGTTCTGATCTCCCGATTCGGCGCGCCCTGCCGTGCCGGCGACGCTACCGGTAGGCAGGCTAGGGCTTTTCTGGCAGGGGGCGCAAGGGCCTATTTTAGGCCCTGGCGAGCTCCGCGGGAGAGCGGGCGGCCGCAGGGGCGCGGCGCAGGCGAGCGAGCAGGGCGCCGTGAGTGCGGGGCCAGCCGGCGATGGCCGAGACTACGTGTTCAGGTATCTGCGGCCTGTTGTATCTACAGAACAGAACGCCTCGGCGCGCGAGCGCCCTGCACGCCAGACGTCTCCTCGCGTACTCTGCGAGAAGGCAGTGCTCCGCGTCCAGCTCGACGTACGCGTTGGCCGCCGGCAGGCCGCTCAGCCAGCTCGTGAGATCTGCGACATCGAGTGTTTCAGTCATGACGGCATCCTCCTTTGCCAGCAAGATATGCGGCGCGCGGCCGGCGCGCAAGGGGCCAAAAAGACCAATTAAGGCGGAAATCTACAAGTTGTAATCTTTTTCCGCGCGCGTCTAGCATGCCGAATCTGGGTACCATCGGTCGATGCGGAGACCGCGCCACAACCTGAGCATGCCGGAAAACAGGAGTGGTGCGGGGAATGCACGCAACCTGCGGTGCGCTTTTGGTCCTGTGATATTTCAGAAAACGGCGTCGCGGCGGTACCGGGGTAAAGATTCTATCGGTTGAATTGGGCGGGGGTAATCTTCCAATATCAATGTTATGCCTGCGCGCGAGGCGTAATATTGGTTATTGCTTGTATTGGCTGTTGCGGGATCTTTCATCAGAAATCCTACGCGCGCGCGTGAGGAAAAATCCAATAAACCAATACGGACACACGGAGCTTGCAAATCACCCGCGAGTGGTGCTAGGCATGCAGCCATGGTGAACCGCGCAAGAAAGTTCTGGGCTGCCGTCGAGACCGAGCATCGGTCCGAGGGCACCGCGCGTCGCTCGGCAGAGGCCGTCGGCGTCCAGGTCTGCTTCTTGCAGTACCGCGCTTGGCCGAGGGCGGGGGTTCGCCAGATTCTTCCGCTGTTTCAGGGATACATCATCGTCAGGCTCGAGACCGGGAAGGCCTCGGGCCTCTCGTCGTGCCGAGGCGTGAAGTCCGTCGTTCGCGTCGGCGACTGCGTCGGCAGGATACCGGACGACGAGATCGAGTACTTCCAGTCGCTGATCGGCGACGACGGATACGTCCAGCTCGATCGCGAGAATCCCCCCGCCTTCGCGCTCCACGACGCCGTGACCGCCACGGCCGGCGCGTTCGCCGATCAGGTCGGCGACTATCGCGGCATCGATCAGTCGAACTCCCGTCGGGCGATGGTCGCGTTCCAGTTCATGGGACGCGAGGCCGTCAGCTCGATATTTCGCTACGATCTGGCTCGCGCATAGCGGGCTGTCATCTGCAGGAGTGACGCGACCGGGGACATCCGGTGTGCGGAGCCTGCCTAATCCATAAAAAGACTAAAGGAAAACAGGAGCTTGACGATAGAGCATGGCGAGGAAAGGAAAACAAGCGAAAGCTGGTGCTCCATTCGGCAATCAGAACTTTCTGAAGGGCCAGCCTCGCTTCATAACCGAGGCGCTGATCCGTCATCTGCTCGCAGTCGTCAAGGATCCAAGGGCCGCTGCCACTCCGGCCGAGGCGAAGATCGAGCGACGCAGAATCGACTTCATGGTGGACACGCTCGTGAGACTCGCCATGGATGGAGACACCACGTGTCTTCGTCTTGTCATGGATCGGGTCGAGGGCAGCGCGCACCAGACCATGATCTTCAAGCCGATCGACGAGCAGCCCGATGAGGCGGAGGCGGGACGCCTGCTTCTCACGCGGGACAAGCTGGCGGCGATGACAGATGAGGAGCGAACAGCCCTCTACCGTTCGTCGATTACTGAAGCTGGCCGAACTCTCGGATCTGCCTGACGGTGCGACGCGCAAGCAGCGAGCGGCTCTCGAGAATGCCCGGCAGATCGAGATGCTGCGATGCTCACTCGACAAGGTATACTGGTTCAACACGTGGGCCTGGACCTACAACCCGAAGCTCGTCGGCGTCGTCAACGTCGACGGGACGAGGGCCAATCCGTGGCTGCCGTTCGATCTCTTCCCGAAGCAGGAGGAGCTCGTTCGCTGGATCGAGCAGCGAAGCACCCGCAAGGAGGACGGACACTGCGCGAAGTCTCGCGACATCGGCTTCACGTGGGTCTGCGGCGGCTTCGCGCTCAATCGGTGGCTCTTCGAGCGCGGATACAAGGCGAACTTCGGCAGTCGCAAGGGCGAGTACGTCGATCGCCTCGGCGATCCGGACAGCATCATCGAGAAGATTCGCATGCTGTACCGCAGTCTCCCTCGATGGATGCTTCCTCGCGTCATGTCGGACAACTCGATGCTTCTGATCAACGAGGACACGGACAGCATCATTCGCGGCGAGTCCGGCGACGACATGGGCCGGGGCGGTCGCTCGACCGACTACTTCTTCGACGAGTTCGCGTTCGTGGAGCGAGCCGACGGCGTGGACGCCGCGTCGACGGCGAACTCCGAGTGTCGCATCTTCGGCAGCACGGTGAATGGGATGAACAACCTGTTCTATCGCATGCAGGCTGGCGAGCGTCTAAAGGCGACGCAGAAGTTTCGCTTCCACTGGAAGGACGACCCCCGAAAGCTGCACGGCCTCGTTCGCGACGAGGAGACCGGTGAGGTCATGTCGTGGGAGAAGTCCACTCGTCGCAAGATGGAGGACTGGAAGTGGGGTTCCGAGTACGACATCGACTACGCGTCGTCCGTCGAGGGAATCTGCATCCCGGCCAAGTGGGTCGAGGCGGCCAAGAGCCTGCGTCTGCTCGTTCACTACGAGCCGCCGACACGCGGCGTGGTCGGCGGGGACGTCGGCGGCGGAGGCAAGGGCAAGTCGGTCGCGGTCGCGCGTTTCGGCGCGATGGTCTGCGTCCCCAGGAGCTGGGGACACGGAGACACGATCCAGACCGCGCGCGACATGCTGGACTACTGCGCGGAGCAGAAGTTCGTCAGGTCTGACAAGCACGAGTGCGCCGTCACTCACCTGAACTACGACTCGGTCGGCGTGGGCAAGGGCACGCAGGACGCGCTGAAGAGACACAAGACGGCGATCGTCACGCACGGCGTGAACACCGGCAACAAGCCGACCGAGGATCGCTGGCCGGACGGCCAGACGTCGCTCGAGAAGTTCGCCAACCTGAAGGCAGAGCTGTGGAACAAGCTTCGCTATCGCTTCAAGAAGTCGTACGAGAAGCTGCGCTGGCTGACGGGACATCGTGACGCCGAAGCGCACGACTGGCCGACAGACGAGTGCATCATCCTGCCGGCCGAGCGCGGCGGAACGGACGTCGCCACGCTGTGCGCGCAGCTCAGCACCGTCAAGAACGAGTCGAACGAGGTCGGGAAGACGATCATGCAGAGCAAGAAGTCGATGGCGAAGGACGGGATAGTGTCGCCGGATCACGCGGACGCGCTCGTTCTCACCGAGGCCAATCCGTCGCAGATCGAGACCTGGATACGAGCGTTCGGCAACGCGGGAGCGACGCGATGAGAACCGGAGCGAGACGCGTCAACATCGACGTCGTGCTGACGCCCGAGCAGCGCGAATATCTCGAGCGGTGCGCCAGCATTCGTCGCGTGGCGACCGGGCGCCTGCTGGCCATGCTCGTGGAGACGATCGCTCGCGACCAGCTCGTGGCGGCGACGCTCGACGACGAGGGACGACCGGCGACCCGCGAGAAGGGACAGCACTCTGCTCCGTCGATTCGGCAGACGACGCGCGTACCCAACTTCGGCACCGTGGCGACCGCGCGATCCAGGACGCTGGCTCCGACGCGAGGAGAGATGCGCGATCAGCTCAGGCGAGCCGTCGAGCACACGCAGGCCCAGACGCCGCCGATCGAGCCGGGTGATCTCGCGAGCGAGGAGATGGAGGACGCGTGTACCAAGTGAGCTTCGGTTCTCCGGTGGTCAGGTTTCTGCTGATCGCACTGGCGATTCTCGCGGCGCTCAACGTCGTCGTGTGGACGCTGCTGTGACGGTGGTCATCGTGGTGATCGTCTTCTGCCTCGGCGCGAACGTGGTGTTCTAGTGGCCGGGATCACCAAGAAGACCATGGAGAGAGCGGCCCGCGACGAGCGACGACAGCTCAAGGCGCAGGCGCGAGACGCCGGAGGCCGGTTCAAGAGGGGGCGGACGAAGGACTCCTTCCAGAACTTCGCTCTTCAGCTCGGGATGGGAACCGACAACGTGCTGGCGACCAGCACGTACGGCTTCAATCCCATCACGAGAAATCGTATTCTCCTGGAGTGGATGCATCGGGGAAGCTGGCTCGCCGGAATGGCCGTGGACATTCCGGCTGACGACATGGTGCGGTCGGGCATCGACATACAGTGCGACGCGGCGCCAGAGGAGATCGACGGCGTTCAGCAGGATCTCGTGAGCCGCGGCGTGTGGGACGGCGTGCGCGACACGAGCGCCTGGAGCCGACTGTACGGCGGCGCGATAGGCGTGATCCTGATCGACGGACAGGACTACAGTACGCCGCTGAACCCCGACAAGATCGGGCGCGGACAGTTTCGCGGCGTGATGGCGCTGGATCGCTGGATGGTCGAGCCGTCGCTGCAGGATCTCGTGCCCGATCAGGGACCGCAGCTCGGTCTCCCGAAGTTCTATCGCGTCACGTCGGACATTCCGGGGATGCGAAACAAGAGCATTCACCACAGCCGTGTCATCAGGTTCGACGGCATCCGTCTGCCGTACTGGCAGCGCGTGAGCGAGAATCTGTGGGGCATCAGCATGCTGGAGCGTCTCTATGATCGCATGGTGGCGTTCGACAGCACGACGCAGGGCGCCGCTCAGCTCGCGTACAAGAGCTATCTCCGAACGATCAAGATCAAGGGACTGCGCGAGATACTCGCCGCCGGCGGACCGGCCGAGGGCGTTCTCATCAACTACGTCGAGATGATGCGTCGCTTCCAGGGCATCGAGGGCCTGACGATGCTAGACTCGGACGACGAGTTCGAGGCGCAGGGCGCGTCGAACTTCGCCGGCATGAGCGACGTCATGCTGCAGATGGGTCAGCAGATCTCCGGCGCTCTGCAGATCCCGCTCGTGCGTCTTTTCGGCCAGAGCCCGGCCGGCCTGAACTCCACGGGCGAGAGCGATCTGCGAACGTACTACGACGGGATCGCGCAGCAGCAGACCAAGAATCTTCTGGTGCCGATGCGCGTCATCGTGCGCGCGGCCTCCCTAAGCGGAGGCTGGAAGATCGGCGACGACTACTCGGTCGTGTTCCGGCCGCTCTGGCAGCTCAGCGAGGAGCAGAAGTCGGAGGTCGCGGCGCGCGACGCGGAGACCGTCGTGAAGGTCGAGGAGAGCGGCATCATCACGCAGCAGACCGCGATGAAGGAACTGAAGCAGCAGTCCAAGGTGACGGGCCGCTTCACGAACATCACGGACGAGGAGATCGAGGCAGCGAGCGACGAGCTGCCGCCGCGCGGGCAGGAGGCCATCGATCAGGAGACCGAAGCGATGAGCGATCGCTCGGAGAGCGTCGGCTCCGAGGAGAGCGATGAGGGAAAGAACGACCCCAAGAACAGGACGGCGCGCGACGCCTCCTGGTCCTTCGGCGGCAAGTGGTCGAAGACCGCCGTGCACTACGGACCGGGTCGCTGGCCGACAGTCTGCGGCAACTGCGAGGCCTTCAGGCCGGAGAACGGATGTCGCAAGGTGCTCGGCACGATATCGTTCGCGGGATGGTGCGACGAGTTTCACAAGATTGAGTACGCACGCAACGTCGACAGGACGCGCGACTCCCTCCCGATCTCCGAGCTGCACGGCATACCGATCGCGATCGAGAGTGCGAGAGGTACCATCCGCCGGGGGCGCAGCGCCGAGGGACAAGACTGGGAGAGCGTTCAGCCCGCGGACTACGGCTATATCCGTCGTGCGCCGAGTGCCGAGGGACCGACCGAGTGGCTCGACTGCATGATCGGCGAGGATCGAGCGAGCACCGAGTTTCACGTGATCGACGGCTACGACCCCGTCGGAGCGTTCGACGAGCACAAGGTGATGGCCGCCTTCTCGAGCCGCCAGCGAGCGCTGGAGTGCTATCACGCGGCCTACGGCGATGGGCGCCGCGCGGGCGGCATCACCACCATGTCTGCGGACGAGCTGCGCTCATGGTACGAGACGGGCGACGTGACGAGACCTCTGCAGCCGCGCAATCTGCGGCTCGCCGCCAACGCCGGAGCACTGACATGAGACTGAGCGATGAGGAGATTCTGAGAATCTCGCAGGCGCTCGCCATAGTTGCTGATCCTCCACAGAGCATGCGCGGCGACGCGCAGTTCCTTCTCGCCGCGCTCGAGACGGTACGCATCTACGCCGTCGAGCTTCAGAACGCGGCCGTAGACGTGAGCGGGGGATCGCAACCTTGACGATCGAGCGCGCGATTCTGGCTCTGGTCGTCGGCTACGTGTTGATGTCCCTGTTCTGCACCCCCGCTCCCGCGAGCATTCCGTGGTAGACGAGACGCTCAAGATAGTCGACCCGACGAAGAACGTCGAGGACCTCGTTCGGGCGCTGGCTGACACCAGCGAGAAGCTCAGGACCGCCGACGCGAGACGACTGGACGATCTGAGACTGGCGGACACGAGAAGGACTGATGATCTGCGTCGCGCAGACGAGACGCGCCTGAGCGAGCTCGCCTCGCAGAAGTCCACGTATGACAGACAGATCTTCGACATCCAGACGGTTCAGGTCAAGACGACGTCGGACCTCATTTCGGCGCAGCTCTCCAAGGAGACGGCGAGCCTGGCGAACCAGATCAATGCGGCGACCGTGCAGAATCAGGGCCTCATCTCCACGCTCTCGGAGCGCATCGGGAAGCTGGAGCAGGAGCGCTGGACTGTGTCTGGCAGAAGCAGCGTCGCGGATCCGGCCATGTCGGAGGCTCTCAAGTCGATACAGGAGCTGCTGAGAGCCGGCACGAAGACCGAGACGCGTCGCGAGAACACTGCGGGCTTGATGACTGGTGTTGTCGCGGCGGCCATCGCCACGTCGGCAGTGGTCACCGTCGTCAGTTTTCTCTTCGCGCACGCGCATGGATGACCATGATCAGGCGAGTGGGGGACGGCAGGCCTCGTCAGGGATGGTTCCGCGGGGACGTGCGGCTGCAGAATCCCGCGCAGAAGATACACGCCTCCCTCGTGGAGCTGGAGAAGAGAGGACTCATAGCCGTGGATACTGAGAACAAGACCGTGACGATCACGGATGCGGGACAGGCGGCGGCCAAGCCGAACGGACAGATGCTGAAACCGATGCAGGAGGTCCTTCCGAAGATCAATCTGAAGAGTGTCAGCAACGGCATGCTGCGCGTGCGCGCCGGCTTCGCCAGTCTTCAGGAGATGATGGGTCGCGTGCACGGGCAGCGCGCCGCGTTCCAGGACGATCTCGCCGAGGTCGAGCGCCACATAATCGAGCAGCGCAGGGAGCTGCGCTTTCAGATGGAGGCGCAGGGAAACGATTTCGCAGAGCCAGAGACTGGCTCCTCTGGCGAAGAGAGCAAGTGAGATGAGCACCGCGGCGGTCGCGGCAGCGGCGACACTGATCTGTCTCGTCGTGCCGCAGGTCGGTGTCGTCAGGAGCGTCTCGCCGATCGACGTTCACACGTATCGCAGTCCTGTCCAGGTGCCGTGCGACCTGGACGACAACGCGGCTCTTGACTTCTGGCGCGGCGCGGTACGCCGGGAGCAGGACGAGGAGTGTCCGCGCTGCTTCCCCAATGACAGACCGTGGAGTCGATGACATGCCGCTACAGTCAGGAAGCAGCCGCGCCGCCTTCGAGCATAACGTGGGAACCGAGGTCGCCGCCGGCAAGCCGCAGAAGCAGGCGGTCGCCATTGCGTATCGCGAGAAGGGCGAGGATAGTCTCTCGTCCATCTTCCGCGATGCCCTGGATGCCGAGAAGCCGAAGACGTTCGCTCAGCACAAGATGCCAGAGTTCCGCGAGCTCGAGAAGAATAGCAAGAAGCTGGCGCAGGCCGCCAAGGAGGGGATGGAGGCGGCGCGAGCGCTTCGGTTCAGCAATGCCAAGAGGATCTATCCAGGAGAATCACTGTCGGTGCTGGCGCGCGACGCCGTGTTCGCGGCCAACGGCCTGTCCGACTTCTACACTGCGCCGACGCGCGAGGGACCGTTGAGCGTCTACCTGAAGTATGGCGGTGGAGACCGCGGTGAGGTGGGCGACAGTCTGTCGAGGATCGCTCGCGAACGGCTGCTCGGTGCCCGCGACGGCCTTGCCGATCTTCTGGAGAAGGCGCGCGGCGGTATCAGGGAGCAGACCGAGTGAACTCGCAGGTTGCCTTCGTTCTGGCGCTGCTTGCCGCACTAGCCTTGATAGGCGTCGGTGCGACGTTCAGCATCAAGCTGGTTCTGTACGCCGGGCTCGTGGTCCTCGCGGTCCTCATGACGATCTACGCGAACGCGCTGCGGGACTCGCTGTGAGCGGGTTCAGTACCTTCTCCGGCAGTCCGGTGTCCGGCGCCATTCGCACGGCGCCGGGCGTCGTGCAGCCCGATCTCAATCCGCGACAGCGCACGGGCGATCGCCGAACCGAGAGCAGACGGGAGCGCGCGGCCTTCGACTCCGTTCGCCGGGCCGAGAAGCACTATGCCGCACGCCTGCGCAGCGTCGCGCATCAGGTCGGCGTGATCGTTCAGGGACTGACGCCGAGGGGCGGAGTGCCCGATCCGGCCGTCGTCGAGCGCGCCCTGCGAGGCTACAGCGAGATGCTGCGGCCGTGGGCGAGGTCCGTCGGTGCGCGCATGCTGACCGACGTGCGGCGCCGCGACGAGGCCGTGTGGCGCTCGATGGCCGGCGACATGAGCGTCGCGATGCGAGCCGAGCTGGCGCGCGCGCCGACGGGCGAGGCTCTGCGTCGGCTGCTCGACGAGCAGGTGAGCCTGATCACCTCCATACCTCTCAAGGCCGCGGAGCGCGCGCACGCGCTGGCGCTGGAGACGCGCGTCAGCGGCGCCCGCTACGACACCATCGTCGCTGAGATCGCGCGCACCGGGAAGGTGACCAAGTCCCGCGCCACGCTCATAGCGCGCACGGAGGTCGCGCGAGCGGCGAGCGGACTGGTGCAGGCGCGCGCCACGCACGTCGGTTCCGAGGGCTACATCTGGCGAACGGCCCAGGACGACGACGTGCGACGCTCGCACAAGAAGATGTCTGGCAAGTTCGTTCGGTGGGACCGGCCGCCGAAGACGGATAATCTAGTGGGGCACGCCGGTCAGCTCCCAAATTGTCGCTGCTACCCCGAGCCGGTTCTGCCGGACGTCATCCAGTGAGGAGATCCACCATGAAGAATCACTTCAAGTCGCTGCTCGGCGCCTCTGCACTCGCCGTGCTGTTCGCCGGACCGGTGCTCGCGCAGGTTCCGTCTCTGCCGCCTCCGCCGTATAACGTTGACCTGAGTCAGCAGGGGCCAAACGTCGTCCCGCTGATCACGAACACGGCGCGCGCACCTGCCACGACGAACTCGGCGACGCTCACTAATCTGGCATACGCGGGCGTTCTGTGCACGTTTAACCAGACGGCAGCCAGCGGAAGTCCGTCGACGACCATCGAAATCGACATGTTCGACTCGGCATCGCAGACGTTTCAGCTTCTGGCGATCAGCGGTGCCAGTGCGAACAACAATCTACCAGTGAGCATTGTCGTATCTCCAGCGATTCAGACTTCGAGTCTCCCGGCGCGCATGGTCGCTCTGCAGATGCATCTCCCGTCCAAGTGGCGCATTTCGCAGGTGCAGACCGGCGCGAACACCACTTCGACTGGAACTGTCGGCTGCAACTACCTAAAATGATCTCGTTCGCTCTCGCCGTTGTCGTCATGCTGACGACGGCTGCCTATCTGCCCGGTGTCCTGGATCCAACGATCTCGGGACGCTGGGCCGTGCTGCTGATCGGGTCCGCGTGTCTTCTGCTTCTCGTGCGGAGACCACTGCTCGGTCCGGGGCACGCGTGGGGCGGCGCGCTTGTCGCATGGGCCGCGCTCGGTCTGCTCTGGTCCGCCTCTCCGTGGGACACGACGGGCGAGCTGATTCACTGGGCCGCGCTCGCGGTGCTCTTTCTCGTCGCCTCGCAGTGCCGTGATCCAGACGTCGTTCTGACTGGTCTCGTGATCGGTCTCTGTGCCAGCGTCCCGTTCGCTATCGCTCAGATGACTGGAGCCACCCCCGTTCTCGCGACCGATGCTCCTGCCGGCCTGTTCCTATCCCGGAACGCGATGGGCGAAGTGGCCGCGTGCGCGTTGACTTGGACCATCGCGCGTCGAGCGTGGCCGCTGGTGCCGGCGCCGCTGCTCCTGGTGGCCGTTTCGGGAAGCCGGGGGGCGGTTCTGGCGTGCGTCACCGGTGGCGTCGTTATTCTGTGGCAGACTGGTCTCAGATGGATGATTCTGGTGATCGTTGCTCCGCTTCTGGCGTTCGCGGCGATCATCACGGCATGGCGGGATCCGTCTCTCGCCTCCGTGTTGGCACGCGTCGATATCTGGCAGGTGACCGCCATGAATCTCACTTTCTCTGGGTGGGGACTAGACACCTTCAGCACTCTAATACCGGGATTTGGCTATGTCCACGACGACTATCTCCAGCTCGCCTTCGAGCTCGGAGTCGGATCTCTGCTACTCGGGCCTCCGCTCCTCCTGGCGCTCCGATCCGGGGTACCCGAGGCCGGGGCGCTCGCCAGTATCCTCGGAGCGGCGCTCGTGTCGTTCCCGTCTCATCACCCGACGGGCGCGATGCTGGTGGCTCTTCTCGCGGGTCTGTGCTGCGGTGCTATCGATCGTTCTCGGCGGGCTGAACGTGTACTCGGAATGGGGAGTGCGGTCCGCACTTACTACGAGCATGACGGGAGCCTCTCCCCAGCGGATCTACGACGAGTTGGTCCGCTTCACTACGTACTGGCCGATGGACAGGAACATGCGATGGGCGGCGGAGCGTTGGCGCCTGACGTTCGAGCAGATACGGAGACAGCACAGCCATGATTGAGTACGTGAAATCGGCGATGGTCGGTGCGACCGTCGCGCTTGCTCTGGCGGCGCTGTCGCTGGTTGCATTCCCGGCGCGAGCGCAGGTTGGGGATAATCTCGGCGACGCGGCGCTGAACATCGCTGCGCTGACAAACACGCCGGTCGCGGTGAAGGCGAAGCCGGGAATCGTGGATCGCCTGTTCTGCGTGAACGCGAACGCGTCGCTGGTGTACGTGCAGTTCTACGATACGAATGCGACGGTGACGCCGGGCACTACGGCCGCGAAGTTCTACGTGCCGCTCCAGGCGAGCGTTCAGACGATCGTGAACCTCGGTGTCAACATGTTCACTGGCATGCAGGTCGCGGCGACCACGACGCCGACCGGCGGCACGGCACCCGGCAGCACGACTCCGTGCGTGGTCATCTATCGATGAGAGCTCGAACGACAGATCGCTCTGGCGACCTGCACTTCTACACGACCCAGAAGATCAGCGGGCGGCGGTCCCGAACGCCGGAGGGTTATCTGCTGATCGAGGGCGTGCCGCTGGCGCGCACCGGGACCATGATCTACGGCCCTGACGAGACGCCGCTGAGCGCGGGGCCGGACGGACTGGTGTACGTCGAGCGGCGCCCGGAACAGGTTTTCAGGCCGGAGACGATGGCGAGCGCCAACGGCAAGGCGATCGTGAACGATCATCCGGAGGAGGATGTCACTCCGGACAACTGGGAGAGGCTGTCGCTCGGCGACGTCATGAACCCACGTCGCGGCTCCGGCATCGAGGACGACTTCTTCGTCGGGGACCTGCTCGTGAAGAGCCGTCGCGGCATCGACCT